CCTCCTTGTTTTCTTGGTTCTCGGCAGCCTCGTCTGTCTCAGGTTTAGCCTCATCAGCCTCAACCTTAGCTTTTAGTTCAGCGTTCTCTTGCTCAAGGAGCGCGAGACGGGCAGCGATACCCTTCAACTCAGCATCTTGCTCACCAATGCGGGAAGCAGTGTGATTTACTGATTCAACACTCTTGAACGGTACAAAGTCTGACTCTTCAGCAGGCCGCTGAAATACGTACCCGAGACGGGTGACAGCAGCAGCTTGAGCGTCGCCATACAATGCATCGTTCTGGCAGATCATAGTGTCTAGGATCTGACCTTCCTCACCCTTGAGCACATACACGCCCTCAGGGAGGAGACCCGTGCTGGAGGTCTCAGCAGAGCTACCAGCACGCAAATTTTCTACTTCTTGATTCATTATAGAAACTCCTCGTTAATTTATTAGGCGGTTGTGTGGATTTGGATACCAACACCCTTGTTCTTAGGAATAAAGCAGTCATAGTAACGACGGCCCTCAGCAACCCAACCATCGATACCCTGAACTTCATCAAGAGTACGGATCATGTTGAACTTAGTAGGCGCAACCAAGGTGTCTTTGTGGATCACCATGAAGGCAAAGTTAGCAACGAAGTAGCTCGATGGAGCGGTAACGATAGTTGCACCGTCAACCTGACCAACGATACCGCTCTTGAGGTCACGGTAGCTAGTGTCACAGTCACGGATGAACTCAGGGTCACGCTTGAGCAGTGCGTAGAAGGTCTCGGTCATGTAGATGTAGCGACCCATTTTAGGCACTTTGCGCTCAGTAACTTTAACCTGGGCATCAAGGAGTGACTTGTAAGCGTTGGTATTCGTCACAGCAGCCACAGTCTTAGCGTTGTTAGCGGCAGCGTAGGTAACTGCAACGTTCAAGCGGTAGATGTCAGTCGTTGGGACTGATACCTCACGTACCTGACGCTTCACAGCCTTGTCGACCTCTTGCGCCATCTTGCTATCCTCGAGGTTACCGCGGTCGACAGTGAAGGTAAAGGCTTTGTCCTGCGAGAGAACGAAAGTTTGTGTACCAGTACCAAGCTCTACGAGAGCACCGAAGCGGTTCGCACCAGTACGGACGTAGTTGCTTTCAGTTACAACGTCAACGTTGTAGATAGTACAGCTGTTAGCACCGTTGTAGTCCAAGCGGATGCTGTTGTTGATGATAGGCTTGGTGATACTGTCGATAGTGAATCGCTCGTCAATAGTACCAAGCACGTTTTGGGCATAGTTCTGTGCCATTGTTTGTTTTCCTTACGATTAGCTTAATAATCGTCAGACGCGAAGTATGCGGCTCGATCGTACTCTGCAGGCTTCTGCGTTTGCGTGATAGAAGCACTGCGAGGCGATGCGGCTGCAGCCTGACTTTCTTTAGCAATTCGTTCCCGCTCAGCGCGGGCAGCTTCAGCTTCAACAGACGACAGGTCGGGTTCAGTGGCAAGGCGAGCTTTCGCTAGCATATACCAATCGCCCAGATTATCAGGGTTTGTCCAGAAGTCGTAAGCAGCGCGCCCGCCCTTATCAATTTTTTCCTTAAGGATTTGTCCCATCATATCAGCCTGTTCGCTCGTCACGTTATGTTCCTGGAAGAACTCACCGCGGAGACGGTTCGCACGCTCTTCATAGAACATGCGCTCCAATCGGTTTTGTTGTTCCTGATATGGATCATACTCGCCGTCGCCTTGCTTATCATATGGCTCTGGTTCAACCTCACGTAGCGTCTTTTCGACGTCATGTCGTGCAGTTTCACTTTGCCGTGTACGCGTGTATTCACGCTGACTGTCGCGGATCTCTTGGTATAACTCACGCTCCCTATCCGTAGTAGGAGCAGAGCGGCCCGTCTTAGCAGCCCATTCGTCAAGGTCACTGTCGAAGGTAGGAGTGCTCTCTGCTACCTCCTGTTGTCCGTCGACTTCAGGGGTCTCAGATTGCGTTGATGTATTTTCCAGGTTGTTCTCCGTAGGGAGAGTCTGCTGGTCTGTCACTTCCGCCTGCGGAGCGTCAGTGGTTGTAGACTCATTGTCCATCTATTTTTCCTTTGGCTTTTTATTTTTAACGATTGCTAGCTGCAACTAGCAGCTTCACCCAAAATGATATCAATTATTTATTCTTTGGTCAATATAGGATATCAATTGCTCGATCCCTTTCGCCTGGTCGAGCTCGCTACATCTCTCTTCAGGAGAGAGACGGTACTCCTCATTGATCTTATTACCATTACTGTCGACACCATTCTGACGCATACCCACACCGTCTCGTGCGATCTGGTTGTGGTAATCAACGAAGCGGCGAGCTTTCTCGAGGACGTCAAGGAGTGCAGGGTTGGTCTTATTAGCTTGGTAGATAGCCTTCACCCGCCTAGCTTCATCCTCACGCTCCTTGCGTTTTCTATTGTGGGCCTCAATAACCTGCTTACGCCGGTTCATTTCATCGATGTCTTCTTGTGGTATTTGCATGGATTGCTCCTTTCTTTGTTGTTACTTCTTCGGGTAGGGGCGCTTGCCCTCTGGGATTTCACCAGGATGATCATTGATCATCGGGCTAGTACCGTCTTCTGCCGCCGCTTGTGCCTGGGCCAGAGAGGCCATATCTTTCTCCGACATGCCGATTAAGTCGTCTCCACTCGGCTGCTCTAAGGAACTCCCGCCTTGCCCTGCCGGTGAGCCCTGGGACGGAGGCATGGATGTGGATTGTCCGTCCAGCCCTGCGACTGGCGAGCCATCCGCGTGGAGAGTTGGATCGAGCCCATCCACAGAGCGTTTGGCTTGCAAAATCCCGTTCACTTCCATTTCCTTGAGGTGGCTCGGGTCTGGCTGTAGCTCCAGAGCCTGTTCGATCTGGTACTTCGTCCATGGTGATGCGTCCTTGTAATTAATAGTAATGTGCTCGTATGGATCGCGCTCCTCAGGTTCAGCAGGAGGTGCAAGCATAGCGTTGAACTTCTCATCAGTGAGGTCTGGATCGTTCTTTTGTAGGAAGTAGCGAGACAGTTCGATCTGGTCAAAAATTGGGTTGCCCAGCATGAGTTCCTTATTCTTTTCATCACGCATACCCACCTCAATCTCTTTTTGCTTGAGGGTGCTGTCTAGCTCAACGTGCGCTTCCCACTCACCGTCAAACTCGTATGGATCGTAGTCATGGAAAAATACACCACGAGGGCCAACGATACGGACAGTGGATCGCTTCGTGACAAACACTTGGATGAGCTTGAACAAAAGAGATCCAAGCTGCGCGTACCCTTCAGACTCCATGTTTGCAGTCTTGGTAGCAAAACGAGTGTTGGCCTGGTTGACCTGGTTCTGAATCTCGGTAGCAGTAGCCGAACCCTTCTGTTGGGCCACACCCTGCACCGCCTCATCGGCTGCAGTAGCACGACGCATGCGCTGGAGAACGGCGAGCTTCTTGTTCTCAAGGTCGCCAGAGAGTTGAGGTCGTTCAATCACACCCATCGCATTACGGGGGATTGGGTACACAGCGCCTGGGATAGTCTCAATCTCAGTAGCAAAGTCAGCGTACTGCGGGTCAACCCAGTACATTGGAGTGTTCTGGTAGGCGTTGTTGTCAATGTCCATCGCCTCGTAGTCGTTCACGAGCTCATTGTCACGGTAGATAAGCTCCATCTCACCAGAGCCATAGAACTGCGAGACATCTACGTAGTCACGTAGGACGGCAAAGGGCAGGAATGGCTCGATAGCCTTGAGCTTTTTCTTAGTAGGGATCTCTTTGCCTTCATATTCCGTCATCCCATCCACCTCTTGCTCGTCACGCTGACACCAGGTAGGGGCTGAGAACACAACCTTCTTACGGTTGGCTACCTCATAGATACGACCAGTATCGAGGTCATGCATGAGGATCATATATACCTGGTTCTTTGGTGCGTTCTCAGACAATGTGGAGTTGGAGAACATATCTTTGAACTCCTTATCCATACTGCTGTTGGCGTTCTCACCTTCCTTGTTGCCCTCTGTAGTGAAGAGTCCAGCGTCATCTAGACCGGTGTATTTAGGTACAAACTTATCCTTTTTGGGGTCGTAGATCTTCTGGCGCTTGAGGTCTTCAATGTTAGCCAAGTAATGGAAGCCTGCGTACCGTGCATTGTGCATTGTCTCAACCAACCCGGTAGAGGTTGGGTCAACAAAGAAGTCACGCAGAGGGATGTTCTGGATTACGGGGCGGCCCTTAGCCCAGGTGACGTATAGGACTCCAGTGCCATAGAGCAGCGACTCACGCACCCACTCCTGGTTCTTGAGACCCATGCGGTTGACTATCATGTAGTAGTCAAGCATATTGTTGAGGACATCAACGTCATCTGTCTGCTCCTCATTTGTCTTAGTAAAATGAAACTTAGGTAACCCACCTGCTAGGTTCGCTACGAGAGTTTCAATAATAGTGTGGGCTTCACGCACTGATGGGTCTGAGATACCATCATAGTTACGAATAACTCGCTTACCCTTGTAGACTTTATAACACTTGTCCCACAGAGGGCGAAGGCCATTGTCTACATATCGCTTTGCGGAGTCGAAACGCTCCAAGATATCCTTGAGCTGAAGCTCACCAGAGGCTTTAGCGTCCTCTGTGAACCGCTCGTGATCGTCTTCTGCGTTCGATGGCTTTGCTAATTCCGCTAGCGCCTTGGTATTTCTGTCCGGTTTTTGTTGTTCTTGTGGTGGCATTCCTGTACCTTTTTACTGGTTTTTGTATATATTTTGCTGCATATTCCGTGTTATATGGTGACCAATCTGCCATCTGTAGGGCGATTGCAGTTGACATCACACAGTTGTGCACCAAGACACTGTTCGCTACATACTCATGGCACCATAAAACCTGAAGGTTGTGTACCGTTTCGATGTCGTCTCCAGCAGAGTGTCCGGCAAAACTTCGGAGTCCGGATAAAGTTTCGGTACTCAAAAGTTTTTCCGCAATACTTGTATTGGCAAACCGCCTTACGAGTTTTTTGCCTATCTGCAACATGGTGGGCACAATGCTCTTCGGATGTAATACAAGCGAGGTTGTCAAGCTCATTATTGAGTGGGTTGTGGTCTTTATGGTGTATGATGCATCCATCAGGAATTTCACCATGTGCATCAATCCATATTTGCCTATGAAGAGATTGAGGCGCTTGCTTCCATTTATCGTGACGCCAGTAGTAGCTCCTGAGAGCCCATCGCTTTGATTCTGGGTATCGATGATACTTTTTGCCTTTGTATACGATAGTGTCTCGAACTGTTGCTTTTTTCTGTTCCATATATTTAATAGATCCTTATTTGTCACTTTGTTCAGCGGTTTGACTCTTCCGCTATTTAGTATTACGGGGTGATCTGGGGTACCCCTCAACCCAATGTTAGATACGACTTTCTTTGGCCTTGCTCTTGTAAGAACGACGGGACAGTAGCCCTTTGACGTCAGTACCCAGTCACCAATCTTGATTGTCTCAATGGGCCGTGGCCCGTTGATAGTCTCGATCATAGTTCCTTTGACAAAACAGTCATCGTGCTGCCCCTGCTGGGCTTCCATGGAGCCATTATCTTTTCTAATGTAGCTCATTGCTTCACGAATGAAAACAATGTCCAATTCGATTATATCACCTTCTCGAATAGAACGCTGCAATTCAGAGATCATAATAGGCTTAGTCTTCTTGTTCGTCTGCCAACCAAACTTGGTAGTACGCACCTGGAACTGCTCATCCTCTGCTGTCTCGCGCATATATAGATTGCGATAGAACATATTACGCAGCTTGGCGGCAGTGGCAATGCCGTGGTTGTTGATCTCCACCCCTACCAGGGCGGTATTGTAGTACGTACCAATATTAAATACGATCTCACCGAGCTGATCGGGGTCGGCATATCCACGCCAGCGCGCCACAACCTTGCGGGCTAAGACATCAAAGACAGTAATCACAGAGAAGTCAGCTTCCTTACCTGATGACGCTTCCACCTCAATACCCTCTGACACGTCCACACCAATCACATACTTACGTGAACGGTCGACATCCCACCACACACGTAGTGGAGTTGGGTCATTATCACCCACCCGGCGTATCTCAATAAACTTGATACGCTCCATGCCAGTCTCTGGGTCAACAACCTTCTTAATATCGCCACACATATATGGGTGAGTCTTCTGAGCGTCCACTGCGATACGCTCCATCTCCTGGAGCATAGGGACATCAAAGACAGGCCGACCAGACGCAAGGAACGCTTCCTCTGGGGTGGAAGGATATTCCTGGTAGAACTTCTTAGGGTCTGTACGAAATTCTTTCTTTTTTAGCCTACGCCAATAGATCTTACGAGGCCATGACGCACGATCGTATCCCTCGTGCTCGAACAACTTGTAGAGCGCCTCCTCCTCGGCGTCTAGGTCACCTAGGTCATCATCAATAATATTCGGTGTCTCGTACTCATTGTGCGAATGCCATGCGAAGAACACTGGGCGGAACTGTGACTCACCGCGCTTGGCAGCATTCCACTCATCATAGAAATAGCCACCGATACCGTTGGCAGTGGACTCCAGGAAAATAAAGGTTTCTGGGGCCATTGGCACGGCCTGGACAGCGGCAGACGTGACATCCGCAGAATCATCCCAGAACGCACATTCACTACCATGCAAGAACTTAATCGTGCTAGAACGACCCTTACCCTCTGTAGCCACCATCGTCTTAATCTCAGACTGCAACCCAGGAGATGGTAGGTTCTGCGCGTCATACGTCTTCTTGACTTCGTCAGAGACATCAAAGGTAAGGTCTTGCTTTGTGTTATATTTCCGATCAGGCTTGAATGATGGGTGAGAATACTCATAATATCGGCGGAACATCTCATAGAGGTTCTTCGTTGCTTCCTTTTCATGAGCAATAATCACCGTAGTAGTGAACCGGTGAGTAGACGTCCACCAATACCCCATCGCCTCGATCAACGTGGACATACCCATCTGACGAGCCTTCAACACAATATACCGGATAGGACGCCCCGTAGCGAGATCTTCTGCCACCATCTTGATAAGCTCCATCTGCTCCCAGTTCAACACATCATAAAATGGAATCAACTGGTTAGAGTACTTATCACGGATCATGAGATTACGCTCACAAAACAGAAGAAAATCCCCTGCAATAAGCTTCACCGTTTCACGGATCTGGTCATCGGGAGAGAGGAGGTAGAAATTAGGAATACTATTTACAATCCTCTCCCGTGTCTTCTCACTGAGCTTTGGATGCTTCGCCATTGATTTCCTTCAACATCTTCTCATGCTCTTTCTGTCGCTTCGCTAAAAACCGGTTCTTAGACTCCACCCGTAGAGGGTGCAACTCATTGAACGCCTCCACAAGCAACTGCGATGGCCGGTCAAGAGGCCCAAGCCCCATCATATGGGCATTCACCTCTGTCGCCATAATAGCCGAAGCGTGCTTCAAAGCAATGTTACAAAACATACTGAAATTCTGAATACTCATATACGTCTCAAAATTATCAGCATAAATACCCACATAGGCGTCCTTCATCTTCTTGCCCATGTGATGGTTGTCCTTCCTAGGCCCATTCTTAGTCTTCTTGCCGCCATACAGAACCTTCGAAATATCATTCTGGCTCTTAATAAACTCTGGCGTCAGCCCATATTTCTCATACAAAGTTCTTACCATCTAAACCGCCTCCAATCGAATCTTAATGTAACAATAAACAAATGCACTGCGAATGTGTACTGATACTCCCCACAACCAGGGAATCGGCTATCAGGCCGCGTAATAAGCCGCTTGCCGTAAGCAACCAGGGCATCAGGTAGAATACCATCAACCACTGGGGCATACAGATTAAGCCAATTAGGAGTCGCTCTCATTGTCTTCCCCCTCTCGTGGCTGCGGATAATACAACTTAAACTTAGCCTTCCGCCACGGTGTATTCACCTTAGACTTAATAATAGTCGCCTCAATGAAATGCCCAATAAAATTCCCAGCCTGCGTGTCCTTAGTAGTGCGACCAAACCGCCACGACTTCATAGTCTTCAGTGAGATCATGAGCGAGGCAGCATACGGCACAGCCATACCGCCTGGCGTGTATTTCTGTGGCACATACCCACCAATCACCTCCCGCTCCTGGTTGATAATCACCAACGCAGTATCGTTCTTAGCCAGAAGAATCGGTAGCACCCGCATCATCTTATTCACCATCTTAGCCTTCTGTCCAATATTCGCATTAGCAATATTATCCTCAGCCTCAGTCTTCGTAGTGCAAGCAGCTAATGAATCAAAAATAATCATATCATACGACCCATCCTCTGCAGCCTCCTTGATAGCCTCATAAATATCCTCTAGGAAGGCCGACTTATTATACAAGGTAAAATTAGCAGGGTTAAGCTTCAGAGCAATCAACAACTCAGGGTTCAAAGATGCCTCAGAATCCACATAAAACACCTTCTTGTCCCGAAGCCCGGCCACCATATTGAGGGCAAGAGTGGTCTTCCCGGTAGCATACGGAGCTTGTAGCTGTGTCACCCGACCCCTTGGTATCATAGTGAGTGAATCAAACGAAGGCACTCCTGTAGATATCCACTTCACTTCATCCACCCCCATCTTCGTAAACTCCGCTAGGGCTGAACTAGCGTCATAATCAATATCCTTGATACGCTCAAACGGGTTGTCTTGGTCTATAGATTTAGCCATATAAATCCTTTCATGTAAATGTATTACTAGTGGCCTATGAGAATCGTCCTGAGACGTGCCTGATAGGCTCTGTGAGACGTCTAAATGCATAAAATGCATGTGTATACGTCTATCCCGAGAAACGTCCTGTAGCGTCACGAAGGACGCTTGTGGGACGGTCTGGGTGTGACTAGAGTATATACCATTGAGAGGGTAGTAGTCTAGAGGGTGTCAGCGAGTAGGGAAACGAAAAATTGGGTGGAAAAAATTTTAGCAAGGGTATTTGGTGGGACTCCAGAGTGAATAAAAATGACGGCCGTGTTCCGCATTCGGGAAACTCACAATAATAGCCTGGTGTTAGGGGAAGGGCGACGCACCGCTTCCTTTCGGGGTGTACCCCCCACACCCCACCCCCCCTAGGGGAGGGCCAGGCCCACGCACAGACACCAGGAGGAGAGGGGCGAGCGTACAGCGTACGAGATGATATATGCATTAGGTATCGCACAAGGGCATTGAGAGGCTGTAGGATCGCGTAAAGCTATGGAGTATGAGCTACAACTCATATTGGGGAATGATTGCATACTTCCGATAATGGAGATTGTACGAAGTTAAAGCCTCTAACAGGGGTAGAATGGGTGAGAATGACAGAGATTAACGATAGAACGTGGCAGATTACAGTGGTAGATTTGGTATCAAGCTTTGATGAATGTCGAAGAATTAGTGGTAATTTGCAACTAACATGCGTGTGACACTGGGATTTAGCTTATTTTATTGACGGTTCTTAATTTGTTTAGTTTGTTTATTTGTTTGCTACATTCATTATGCTTGTTGAGTTTATTTATTACGTTGCGTTCATTATGTCTAGCTCTTGGGTAGTTGTTTGGTTGTTGTTTGTTGAGTTTGTCATGTTGGTTATTGATGATTCGTCTAATGTAGTTAGCTTGGTTAATGATTCATCTAATGTGTATGTAGTTTGTGTTGTTAGCTTTGATTCATCTAATGAGTTTGTTTGGTTAGTTTCTGATGACTCATCTAATGTATTTGTGTGTAGGTTATTAGTTGTTTGGTTGGATGTGTATGTAATGTATGTATCTATGTATGAGGGGCGAGCTAATTACCAGTACTATGCATTACAAGGTAGTGGATAGTAGATGTTAGGCATCAGGTAGACATGAGTTATCCACAGGGCCAACAGTAGTAGAGTGAGAAAGTCAAAGAAAATAGCCAAAAGGGGTTGCAAAAGAGAGAATGAGAGAGTACTATAAGGACAGAACAAAAGAGAACGCAAGAAGGAGACAAAAGCAATGTGGACAGTACCAGAACGAGAGACAACGAAGCGAGAAGGTTTCGAAGGGTTTCTAGACAAATCAATCGATCGGCACGGTTTCTGGCTTAAGAACCACCGCAACATTATTCAGGATTACCTGGAGGTCTACAAAGACAATGGCTGGAGCTGGGACACTATCCAAGCTGATCTAAAGAACTTTGATAGCCCGCTACTCAAGAATGTATACAAACTAATCGACTTGGCACGTAAGGAAGCATACAAGGTTTACGGCAAGGATGTTACAGATCTCAACTACATCGACCAACTAGAGTGCACTAGCCGAGCATTAGATCAACTAGACGACTAACTATCACCAATAAAGTAGCTATAAAGGAATAAAGGATAAAGCAATGGACTACTACTACATCAACACAGCAACTGAATACGATGAGGTTATGAACTGGAACGGTGAGGCATTTGTAGAATACAGCGCAGACGTTGAAGGCATCAAGCAATACGACAACATGGAGCAGGCGTTAGCTGATTGGGATGAGGCTATCAAGGTAGCACGAGGTATGAATGCACAAAGCGTATATATCACAAAGGCTACGGTGGCGCTGGAGACAATGACAGTGAGTGACAAGGTAGTAAAGCGTATTGAACTAAAAGGCTACAAGACAGACAAAGAACACTTTGAACTGATGCTAAAGCTTACCAAGAAGGCACGGGGTGACTACTTGATCAAGCATCGTGACATCATCGAAGAATACGTAACTGTCTGGGCTGATGGCCGACACTGGGGACAAGTGACTACTGAGCTTGAGGATGAGAACAGCACTATGTACAAGCAGGTTAATGCGCTCATCTTGATTGCAAAGGATAATGCTTACCAAATCTACAAGGCAGATATATCAGAGTTGAGCAAGGAAGCTCGTGAACTGTGTGTGTTCAAGGCTTTGGCTTTCATGCAGGTTGAGGACGCCAAGCAGATGAAGCGAGCAACTACACAGTACGGCGTTGATTGGGGTTTGGTATTCTAGACTAAGGCTACAAAGGGTAAGGCATCAGTGAATAGCTGGTGCTTTTTCCTTTGGTGTCTAACGCAAATAACCACACGTGGTAGTGTGGGGTAAAAGGTAATCATACATATTATGGGTGATATGTATGTTGTTTGATTGAATTTGTATAGGTTATGACTTATACCAGCGTTTGTGCACATTGGCATCACCTCTATGCATGTATTCGCGGATGATGTCGGCTACTGGGGTTTACAAAGTGCTAGATAACCTAGTACTTACTATTGTAGCACTGTGGTTTGTATTAGTCCAGGAGGTCTTGTATGTTCACTTTTGCATGGGCTGTTACTGAGCGCTGAATAGCCTTGCCGCGTACATGGTCTAGGACGTAGTGGACATTTTGGGTGGCAATCTTCTCATTTTCAGAGTTTACGAGCTCCTCTAGCCTGTTAGCTGCTGTGATGGCGGATTGTTGCATGTACATATCTAGGTACTCATTAACGTTTTTAGCGCCTGAGGGTTTGAGCATCTCTAATATCTGCTGTGCTGTGGCGGTTTTAGGGTCTTGTGGGCGTGGCTGAGCATCTGCCTTGATGACCTCCGCTAATTCCTTAGTGTCCTCCTTGGAGACTCCAGGGGGTGTGAGGAAGTCGTAAATGTCTTGGTGGTCTTTGGTTTGTTTCTTAATCTTTTGAATGTTAGCCATTGTATGTGTCCTTATTTGTTATGTGTCTACTGTATTATACCACTAGGGTGAGGCTGTGGATAACTTGGGCAATTAAAAGAGAGAAAGGGGTTGCATTAAAAGAGAGGACGCGCTACAATAGAGACAGTTCAGAGATGAACAGGAAGCGAAAGCAAGGTGGCGCAACTCCACCAAGAACAAACTACATAGGGCTTGACCTTCCGCGTTAACAATAAAGCCAGATGCGTGGGTGAGTATGCGAGGCTCACCCACCCTGACTAGAAATAAAGGGGTCACATGACGATAAAGACAACAGGTAGTACATTCAAACTGAACGGCTTACGAGTTGTGGCCGGAGTAGAAGCGATAATAAAAGGTTAAACGGAGATATAACAATGCAAGCACGTAAACAATCATGGATCACAAGCGCAGTAGCATGGGTACTGATGGTGGTGGCATTCACAGCAATTTGCTACGGATACACAGCACCAGACAGTAGCACAGAGCAGCGACAAGCACGAGTAACTTACACATGTAGCACTTACACAAAGGATCATCTAACTAGCTACGAGTGCGACAAGAACTAACTCACTTGCAAAATACAACTAACTCAATCAATAATAGGAGAACTGAAAATGAAACTTAAAGCAACACTTTACGTACTAGCTGTAACGGCTATCACCACATTACATGCACTTGCTGCCCTCTGGTGTTACCATCACTGGCTAGACAATGTACTAATTCTTATCTTGTCTGTCACTGTTATTCTATCCTTTGTAGGCCAAGCACTACACTGGGGTACGGTATTCACACTGTGGCTTAATTACATGATTTGTCCAGAGCACGCCAATGATAACTAAATACTACATAGAATCAGTACAAGGCGATGTGAGGCGTTTCTGGGGTGGTAGAAAGTGGAGACAGTATAGAAGCTGTGCCAAGGAATATAAAGCAGCAGGCGACGCCCTACGAGCTCACAAGGCTATCTGTGAGGAAGGCTACCAAACAAGCGTAGTAGCAACCAACATAGATAGGGACGGCTGGCCAGTCATGAGCTGGGACGTCATCAAAACCAACGGGCTACTAGAACAACAAACCAAAATTAAACTATAGGAGATATTACGATGAGTTACGAACAAACAGGCAGCACAGGCAAGATGATCAAGAGCTTTATCAAGGCAGCATGGCACGAGGCAATGCCCTACGTAGTAGCGTTAGCTTTCGGTGCATGGGGCTTGATCACACTGTGGTTACTTGCACAACCAGCACAATTTTAGTAAATAAATCTGAATAGAAAGTAACAGGTAAAAAGATATGAACAACCAATGGCTGGACGGTATGCGTCGCTGGTGGGCCATGCGGGCATCAAAGATGAATAGGGCGGGTATGATTTATGGTGCAGTTAGATATTGATCAGTGCATCGCTATATGTGAGGCGGTGGGCGGATTCGAAAAAAATGTAAAGGAAGGGGAAGGTGAAGGTGAAGTATAAACTACGACCATATCAAGAGGAAGCCAAGAACGCAGCGCTTCGACATATTGCACATAGGGAGCGACCAGGCATTGTCGTGGCTAGCACCGGGTCGGGCAAGTCTCTTATAATAGCAGCTATGTGCCGTGATTTGAACGATAATATCATTGTCTTACAACCTAACCGCGAACTTGTTTTGCAGAACTACGAGAAGTTCACGAGCTATGCGCCAGAGCTTGAAGCGGGGATATATTCCGCCAGCGCTGGAGCTAAAGACATCAGGAAGGTGACATTTGCGACGATTGGCAGTATCTACAAAAAGCCGGAGCTATTTCGTCATTTCAATTACGCCATCCTTGATGAGTGCCACGGATTGAATCCAAAGCAACTTGGTAGCACTATGCTTGGTAAGTTTCTACGAGGGGCAGAGATTGGCAATGTGATTGGCCTAACTGCTACGCCGTATAGGGTTGATACTGTGTATACGTGGGAAAATGGGCAGCTTAATGGTAGTGCGGGGCTCAAGATGTTAAATCGTATGGGTAAAAAACCCTTTTTTGGGCAGATTTGCTATAAGATCGAACATAAAGAGCTTGAGCAAATGGGGTATTTAGCACCCATCAAGTACTACCAAGACAAAACGTCCTGGGCAGACCTCAAGGTAAATAGCACAGGGGCTAACTTTACGGATGAATCAGCCAAGGTGTTTGGTGGGCGCATTATTAGCCGTACTGTACAGGCTATCAATTACGCAGAGAAGCATCACAAACGGTGTTTGGTATTTTGCCAGACTGTTAGCCAGGCGGAGAGTATCCAGGAGATCATGCGTGATGAGTTTGGGCTTGAGGTTGGGCTGGTTACAGCCAAGACGCCAGGTAAGGAGCGTGAAGAGCTCGTAAGACGCTTTAAAAGTGGTGAGCTAAAGACCATGCTCAATATGGGTGTGTTCACTACTGGCTTTGATGTCCCGAAGCTTGATTGCATTGTGGTGGCTCGGGCTACTATGTCACTGGCTTTGTGGTATCAGATGATTGGGCGTGGTGTGCGTCTTGATCCTAATGATCCTAATAAAGTGCTACATGTGTATGACATTGCCAATGTGACGGAAAAACTAGGGCGAGTGGAGACTATTCATATTCAGAAAGAGCCCGGGGGTTTTCGTGATGAGGTGTGGAGTGAGAAGGGCCGCTTGGATAATAAGATCATGTACACCTACACGATTAACCGCAAGGGTTCGGACGCCAAGGAAAAACCAAAGTCTAAACCCAAACATCAAAAGCTTGTGCCACAAGTGGGTACATTCATGCGTAAGTAGGCTTACGATTGCGTTTACACATTGAGATGGGAGTTTACCCATCTTTTTGTGTTTGGCTTATTCTGTAGCCTCTCACGCTGTCTGAGCGGGTATTGCCCTATTACGGTGTGAGTGCTATTATCAGATTGATATCAATTTTAGCACTGCAAAGGAGAGCTAGTGGATAAAAATACTAATATCAAATTGAGGAAGCCCCGTGCGTTAAGTACGAAGCACTATTTGCTGTGCGAGCCATACATGGCTATACGGTATGGACTCCAGGCAGGTATGGTGTGGGCGGCGCTGGTTGATTTTAGCAATGAGCGTGATATGGGTACTGGGTTCAAGATTTCTTACGAGGAGTTGGCTATCAAGACAGCTACCGTGGGCTATTCTGCTTGTAAGAGGTTGTGCCGTCTGTTTTGTGCAGATGGCTGGCTAGAGGACAAGCGAGGTAATCTCTACTATCCAGAGTATCGTATAGCCCGTATACCACCAAAGGTTAGTAGGGACTTGAACGACAAGCGGCTTACAAAGCCTGGTAAGTTCGGCAAGGGAGCTTACAAATCAAATGGCGCTTATAGCCATAGACGCCAGAGAAAATTAGATAATTTAATCAAACAGATAAAGGAAGATGAGGAGTAAGGAAAATGGAAATTGATCCAGGCATTACCAGTGAATACGGCGTAGTAGCGGGTATTCTATGGCCAGACTTTTGCTTTTCGGTTGTAAACTTTAATGAAGGCGATTACTACTATACAACAACATTAGAAGAATGCCGCAGGTTTTTGCCAATGGAGACTACACACGATGAGATCCGCGACGCCATCGAAAAAATGGTAAAGGGTGGTGACCTCGAAACCATCGGGTTTTCGAAGGACATCAAGCCAAATGATAAATTTAAATTAACTACAAAATAAGTGAGGTAAACAATGTCAAAAAAAGAAAAGAACCCCAACAATCGTATCGTGGATTGCTACATAGCGGGTTACTACGGCAATACATTGCTGGGGCTTGTATATAACAATATAGCATATTCCATCACGAGTCTACAAGACAAAAACGAATCAGGTGCGGTGTACCGTACTGTAGACCAAATCCATGAGTGGATTTTCTGGATGAGCAAAAAACAAATTGAACGGGCTGTAGCCCAACTAGTCAAGGACGGGTGGGTAGAGGTTGCCTACTGGAAGCACAACAAACGGTACTTTGTGATTGGCAAAAAACCACCAAAAATGCCTCAACCCAAAACTCCTAATTATTCCCAAGCCGTACAAGATTGCGTCAATCATCGAGACAAACTGGGGGACAAAATGTCCTACGAAAATGCCCAAAAAATTGATGAAAATGACCCAAAAATTAGTAAGAACTATAGGACAAAATGTCCTACGGTTGAGCCAAACTATAGGACAAAATGTCCTACGGTTACCTCTATATATAAGATTAATAATAATAAGAAAAATATCTGTCGCGACTCTAGCGAGTCTCTCCAGATGGCGTCGCGGCGCAAGCAAGCTTGCACCACTCCGCCCCTCGCCGGCGCGCAGCAAGCTGCTTGCCTCGTGCCTCCGCCAGCAGAGCTGGCGTCCCCACAGTCCGACCCCGCTTCGCTGGGTCTAGGCTCCAGGAACAAGCTTGTTCCTGATGCCCATAGAGGTGCTTCGCACCTCCCCCCCCAAGTTCCGCCGCCCCCCCCACAAAACAGAGCAAAAGAGAAAAAGGCCACTCCCGGCCTGCCTGCCAGCCACCCGGATGTGAAGCTTCTCGTGCCGTTACTCAAGCAAGTGCACGCCAAACTCACGCCAAACGACCCACGGCGCGATTGGACGAAGAACGCCAACGTGATGTTAGGCCATATGAAGCGCTCAGAGGCCGCGTATGCGTTCCAAACCCCCCAAGAGGCTGCATCATACCTCCAGATGGTTTTGACGTTTCCTTGGGCCGCCTACGCGGCTCTCACGGCGTTTCCATTCAAGTTCGACAACCTACGTGGCATCATCGACTGGAAATCCGCCAAGATGCTACGGGCCATGAACCTATTCCTCAATCGCCCTGTCGACAGTGCGCCACGTGAGATCAAGCTGCTAGAGAAAAACAAATATCTTCAGATGGTCTGCCCTCAGTACGACATCGATTGGCCGGCGGAGGTTAAGACTAGCGTACGCAAGGACGGTATTGCCTATTTCCGTGGTATGAAAATCGACAACGAAATGGGGTTGCTATTGAACAAGGCAAATGATATCATGTATGAAGAATACGAAAAAAGATTAAAGGAGAATGAATAATGGGATTTCTAAAAGAGGTACAAGCGTTAAGTTCCTACCACAAGCTGGCGGAGAAGCAGCGCGACACCTTCGGTATTACTGATCTTTACCGTGCCGACATCAATAGTGTAAAGGGGCAGGGCCTCAATGATTACATTGGTGGTGGCTACGGCCGCCCTGGTAACTACGAAATTGTCATTCTCTTTGGTGACACTGGTATTGGTAAGTCAACGGTGGCCCTGAACATGTTATGTGACCCTATTCTCAAAGGTGCAAAGGTTGGCATGATGATCCTTGAGGATGAGGGGGCGGACGTTTACCTCCGTATGGAGGCAGCACTAGGCAGAACCAACTTTGCCGAGTACGTGCTCAAGCGTGGTGCCGACATCCAGATCGCTACAGACAAGGAGCTTGGCCGGGGTGAGTGGACCCTCGAGGGCGCGCTGGAGTACCTGGAGTGGATGTTCCTAGAGCGTGACCGGGACGTTGTGCTGCTTGACCACCTCCAATTCCTCTTTGAGACGGTAAGTATCGGCCAAGAGGGCGAGTGGCGATCGCAGCAGGTGTTTATGCGCAAGCTGAACCAGCTCATCAAGGACGTCAAAAAGACCGTTATTCTGGTATCCCACACCAACAAGGGTGATAGCAAGGGTTCAAGTCGTATCCGTGGCTCAAGCGGTATCGCAGCGGCAGCAAGTAAGATCCTTGAGGTGCAAGAGAATGAAAACTCATCTGTGCCAGGTGGTATCACGATCACAATGCGCAAGTCGCGTTTTACTGCCCGCCCTAACTACGGCTACAACATGGTACTACGTAAAGGAAAGATGATCCCGGCTACTGGTGATGTCCCAGGAGTATCAAGTTCCTTCGGCTTCTAGCATTGAGCGGTGGCTAGATGAGCACTATCTCAAGCACAGGAGGTACGGCAACACTATCGTATCCCAGTGCCCAAACCCAGACCATGCCGACAACGAGCCGAGCGCAAAGATTTTTCTAGACAATGGCTTTGTGAGTTGCTTCGCAGGTTGTGGGAGGTTTCACATCTGCAAGTACGCGGAGGAACTACGCACAGAACACCCCGCAGGAGGCTACCAGAAGCCGTACAATCGCGATTACAAGCCAAGATGGGAAAACACCCATAGCCAGGACAAAGACGCAACACAAAGCCCCTCAGTAGGTAATAACAACATGAACAGTGGTAAGATAGCTATCGAGCAGCAGAAAATGATGAATACGTGGAAGTCTCTCCCAGAGATCCCTGCTGATCATACACTACACAAAGTCTCAGCCTCCACCCTCAATGAGCTTGGGTGGCGGTATGATGCGGTGCACAAGCGATACTTTATCCCGTACTGGAATAGCGACCGCAGCAAGATTTTATTTGCCCAGTGGCGCAATCTCACTGGTAAAGTTCGTTTCAACTTTTGGCCTGGCGTCCCTATTCGTCTATACGGTCAGTGGAACATCACACCAGACACGGACAAGATTTTGATCTGTGAAGGTTCTAGTGACTTTGCTGTCCTTACAGAGCTTGGTATGCCAGTGATTGCCACTCCATCGGCATCACAGGACAAGCTGATCAAGCAATTTGCAGAGTACTGTAAAGAGAATAATATCACCATCTACTTCGCTGGTGACAATGACAGAGCTGGCGAGAAGGTGGCCGAGTCTATCAGTAAGGTTTACTATTATTCAGACCTCAGGCCTGATGACGGTGAAGGCGTCAAGGATTGGGGCGAATGGTACGAACGGGGAGACACCGAACAGGAGATGCTCGACTATTTGCTCATGAAGTTTGATCCTGAAACGTATTTTGATACCTACGAAGAGCCAAAACTTATCCAGACTATCGCACCAGCCAAGCCAGTCACTCCTGAAGTCCCGAAGCCACCAATCATGGAGGCTATCGAGCAAACACCAGAAGCAGAGGTGGTTGAAAAGCCACAACCTGTGATACCGACAGCTGATCAAAAAAGTAAGATCCTGGAATTATTCCCAGGATCTATGGAGATTAGCGTTGTCGGTGGAGGAAAGGAGCAAAACTCCCCGACATCAAGCATTATACAGCAAAGTGGGGGTTTACAAAAGCCTTCTCGTTTGATATCATCAGGGTAACATAAGTTAAAAGAGAGGAGCTAAATGCCCAAGAGAGAAGAAATCACGGACGTCATCGACAAGCAAGCGTATGATGATCCAGAGTTTAAGCGAGGTTTGGTACTCAGGTTCACCAACGCAACGTTCAAGATCACACGAGTTGATCGCAAGAACAAACGAACCTGGGCTGAACACTGGGAGCTTTATCTAGCAGAGGCAGCAGTAAGTCACTACGGGCACATGTTAGAACGCCGTGAGGATGGCAAGAGCTGGTGCAAAGACTGCGATCTAGAGATCTCAAAGATGGCAACAGAAGAAGGTGAACGAAAGGCAGCAGAACGAAATGCAAGCAAGTAATCTACAATCATGGAGCTGGCAAGCCCTGTTTAGCACATTTAAAGCATGTCACACTATCGCACTGAACTATCAGAAGGTGTTTGACATGGTGGCAGCTCAGCCAGAGCTTGGCTACAACGAAATGAAGCGCCTCATTATCTCTGGTGACCTAGCTATCGCCAACTCGATGGCTTGCTGGAATGAAATGGAGCGTCGCCGTAAAATGGTGGGATTTTGTGGCTAAAAGGGGTTGACTTTATCAATCTCTCTCTATACAATAGAGACATAACAGAAAAGGAGTTATACAAAATGGAATTAAAAGGTACGGTATTTGAGGACTGGTGGGAAGCTCTTCCAGCCCTCAAGAACACACCGATCCTCATCAATGAGATCATCGATGAGGCATGGGAGAAAGATAAAGAGCTAACAATGCGCTTCTTGTTTTTCACCCGAGACATCAAGGAAGGTGTGGGAGCGCGAGAAGCGTTTCGCATTGGGTGGGGTAAGCTGTCCCAGATCGCACCAGAGTCAGTCATCAAGAATATTGAACTAGTGCCAGAATATGGCCGGTGGGATGATCTCTGGCACAGCGACACGCACCCGCTAGTTCTCATTAACATGGCAGAGTTTATCGGCAAGAAGCTTGAGGATGAACTGGCTGGTGGTGAGGTTTCGACCCTAGCAAAGTGGTTGCCGTCAGAGAATGCAAGCTCAGTGGAGACACGAGAAATGGCCCGCACTATGATGAGGCTTCTCCGTATGACGCCACGAGACTACCGCAAATCTCTGTCAAAGCTACGTGCCAAGGCTGATCTCCTGGAGTCCAAAATGTCCGCTCGCGAGTGGCACGACATAGACTACAGCGAAGTGCCATCAGTAGCAATGAGCCGTTACAATAAGGCTTTCCGCAAGCATGATAAGCACCGCTACTCATCGTACTGGAAGGAAGCCTCCAAGTACCAGCAAAGCAGACATAAAATGATAGAAAACTTTGAAAAAGGGATAGACTTTATCAAAGGAGAGCGCTATAATAGAGTAAAGGCGTAAAAGCCTTAGAGCAGATCCAGCACAGCACAATTTTGTCTCTCTCAAATATTAACCACAGCTGCTCAGAGATCATTAACAATTTAGATTTTTTTAGACCCGTGCATCACTAAAGATTTACGAATCTTAATCCACGTAGTTAGTAAGCTTTTCAGTCTATTCTTTCAAGTTTACAGTTTTTCATCTTGGTTACCCTCCGGACGAAAAACCCCATTTTTTCTTCAATTCTGGGTCTAGTTTATGTTAGTTTCTTAAGACGCACACAGCTCGTAAATAGTCACATTTGGCTAGTGACTGTATCAAACTTGCGTAATATGTACTTAACGTATATATACCCCCTATGTATATAACCAACCAGAGCGTCTTGTTTTAAGTAAGTTTATTAAAAAATAAGGAGAGTAATATGATTACAATTACCGCATCATCTTCTGGTGGTGACTATGAAGTCGCACCAGCGGGTGTATTTTTAGCTCGATGCTACCAGATGGTAGACATCGGCACACACACATTCAACTTTATGGGCAAGGACAGAGACCTGCGCAAGGTGTACTTGTTCTGGGAACTTCTCAAGGACTCCAATGGCCAGCCAGTAGACGGCACACCAACAGTCATGGGTAGCTACACCTTGTCGATGAATAAGAAGTCAAAGCTTCGCCCACTCCTCGAGCAGTGGCGCGGTAAGCCTTTCACCGACCAAGAGGCTTCTCAATTCAACCTGACGACCTTGCTCGACAAATATTGTACCGTCCAAATTGTTCACACAGAGAGTGGCGATCGAACATACGCGAACGTCAACACTATCATGGCGACACAAGATAAAGCACCTGGTGTCCGTCCAATTGTGGCCTTCTCGGTAAGCGATCCAGACGGAGCTGTCCTCGGCGAACTTCCTGAATGGCTACAGAAGAAGATTGAAGCCAGCCAGGAATATCAAAAGATGATGGCTGAAGGTGAAGCACCACAAGTTGAGGCTGTACAAGCAGCAGCAGCGCAAACTAATAATAACGACGTTAATCTGGCAGACCTGCCATTCTAGGAGAACATAATGGGTTACTCACACATCAACAAAAAAGGTAAGCGTTACTACCTCAACGTACGATACGTACAACTTAAGAACTCGGACAAGAAGACTCCAATTTACTTCTTCTCACGTGACCAACGCGATACTAACTGCCCTCTACCTGAAGGCTACAAGGTATCGGAGTACCGTTTCCTAACTCTTAAGAAGGCCTAACGGTGGTCAGACGAGACAGCTTGGAGGGGGTAGGACATATCCCCTCCGCTTACAGTAAGGCGAAAAAGAACGCCGCTAAAACTACAAAGGAGAGACATGGATCAGATTTCTACAAGAGAATTGGTCGCATGGGTGGTCGCACTAGGGGGCGTGGGTATTTTGGTTACCTCAAAGATACGAACCCTGAACTGCTCAAAGAAATCTCAAAGCGAGCTGGTGAAAAAGGAAGACGTGCCAGCGGAGAGCTTAGAGAGTTTAAGCGAGCTATTGCCAAAAGCCTTGCCGAAAATCAAGACCGGGGTCAAGGGTAATGCTCAGATCAAAGCCCTTGCAAAAGCGCTCAAGTTTGAGGCGCTCCCCATTAAGAAAAGTGGGGCGAAAGCAGGAGCAGTGGCGCGAATTTCGAAACAAAAAGGCAGCAAGGGATAGAGATTCAAACGGGCTTCTCTGGTGTCAATGTGAAAAGCTTGGCTTTGAGCCATGTCACGGGGCGTCAGAGAACCTTGATCTCCATCATATTATCAGTAGGAACGCGAGGCCGGACTTGTATTACACAGAAAGTAATCTTGTCTGGCTCTCGCGTTCTTGTCATATGAAGGCACATAAACAACTATGAAAAGCGTTAAAGTATTGGTATTACCTGGTGTCGTACCGTCCAAGAAGAACGGACGAGCCAACACTAGGACGGGGCGCAGCTTCCCTAATAAAAAGTTTATAGCGTGGGAGAAAGGCGTCAGGCAATATGTCAAAGACGAAGGTTTTACCCGCGTGGAACACTACCCGTGTCGTATACAGTTCACGTTCTATTACCCCGACCACGTGCGTCGTGACATGGACAATGCCATCTCATCCATCCTTGATGCCCTCCAGCCCAAGAAGGCTACAGTAAATGGCGTACGGGTCACTGTAGACCCGGGGCTCATTGACGACGACGCATGGCGTTACGTGTCAGAGATTAGCGCTAAAGGTTATCTTGATAAAGACCATCCACGAGCAATTGTGGAGATTTTCGAATAAAGGGGTTGACTCTCTTATCAAAAGGGAGTAATATGAGAGTATAAAGATAACGAAAGGAGAGACGAACTGATCACAAAAGAGCAAATACTACAGTACCAAGCCATGAATGTACAGGCTAACGGTACTACAGAATTATTAGAAGAACTAAATGAAGGGGTAGCGTATGAGTGATGAAGACTACAATGTCGACTCAGCAGTAGCTGATCTCGCTGATGCCCAGGACTGGCTAGCCAAGGAGCTATCAGACCCAGACAACGATCATCGTGAGAAGCTGGCAAAAGCAATCATACTGATCGGTGACGCGATCGACATCATAGTAGATTACGACGAACGGAGAGGTTCGTATGGTGGGTGAGGATGAGAAAACACGGGAGATGGTGGACGCCATAGTCAAGAGCGGGGATACTATCCAGAATATTCTCATCAGACTACAGAAACTAGCAGAGGAGTATCACATTGGAAAGTAAATTAGCATACATTCTGAACAGCGACATGTCAGAGAAGGAAGTAATAAAAGCCCTAATCGACATGCTGCAAGAGGCGATGGTATATGACGTCAGAGAGGTACGGGACGCGTTCAAGTCAGTGTACGATTCCTCTATGATGTATGAGTCTGTTGCCGAGCGTCGCCCAGAGGATGCACTCAAAGACATCAGAGAGCACTTACTGGAGACTATCAACAACGTTGATGAGGTCATCGACAACTATATTAAAAAGAATAATCTAAAGGTGTAAGAAAATGAAGCAACAAATTCTAGAAATTTTAGATAAATCAACCAACAACGGCATGAAGGCCGATGAGATCATGGAGTTGATTAAGGAGCGGGCAGGCGATGTGGCAGCCAAGTGGAGTGACATCATTGAGGATGATGAAATACCAAGTGGTGTCGTATTACACCAGGCCCTCCACGACATGACATGTAGTCAGAAGGTATTTGACCATGGAGAGTGATCTAGCTGAAGCCAAGGCTTTTTGCGCAGGCATGAATATGACAAACATTAACGATGACGAAGGGAACTTTCCAGATGCACAATAAATGGCGGGTCAGCGCACTATGCGCACAAACAGACCCGGAAGTTTTCTTTCCGCAAAACAAAGCGTATGTGGATGATTACAATGGATACGACAACTACAAGATCGCACGTAAGATATGTGGCGATTGCCCAGTAAAAGGTGAGTGTTTAGCAGATGCGCTGATGACTGGCGATGTAGAGTACGGTATGCGAGGTGGCCTTACACCACGTGAGCGTATGGGTATCCTAGCAACAAAGGTGGCAATGTATGAATAAAGTGAAGTACACAGCAAGGCTGCTGCTCTTCTTATTCTCGCCAGTTATAGTAATAGTAGCAGCAAGGGCAATGCATACCGTCTATATGTGGATACTAGCTGGTGTTGTGCCCTCACAAGAAGCTTGGTACTTCGCACTACTACTAACAACAATATCATTCACCGTTGTCGGAGTTTACGTTTTTTGTGAATGGCTAGAACCGTAAAATATGAGAGTAGAAGGTGGTACAAATGTTACTAACTAAATACAAAATTCAAGAGATGATCGAGAAGGTGGAGCTTGACATCAATGATGTAATGCATGGCCTGGAGAAGCATGACGGGGCACAAGAATGGGACAACTCCCACGCCTTTGTCGCCGGCTACGTAGAGCATCTCGTCAAGGATGCCATCATCGATCAACTAGGCAGAATGTAATGGATGTAGAGACAGAATACTATGCCGCCCAGCGGGACATCGTCAATAAAATACTAGAGGCTGGACTGTTTGACGAGCATACTATTGAGGATATTACGGCAAACGCAATGCTACGTCGTATTGCAAGGACAGATAAGAGTTTCGCCTCCGTACTAGTTGCCTACCTGAGTGGTCGTATTGATAAAGACAAATTACAAGCAATAATAAACGAAAGGTTAAAGAATGAGCAATAACTTACCAGCCATATTCTCCGAGTCGGAATTCAAGGCCGTAATGGCCAAGACTGGCATGACAGCAGAGAACATGGATCAACTTATCAAAGCCTACGGTGCACCGTTCGAGGAGATCGGCGAAGCCCTGGCTACTTACCAAAATATTAAGGTCACTGACGCCAAGCAGGTAGATGTGATGAAGCAGGCTCGTCAAGAGCGACTGAAGTTCAAAGCCTTCCGTGTGGCTATCAAGAAGCGTCACGATGAGCTGAAGGCCGGTATCCTCTCACGAGGCCAGGCTATTGACTACATCAACCGCACTGTTGCCAATGAAGTTAAGAAGGCCGAGGAATATCTGCAAGAGCAAGAGGAATTCCTGGAGCGCCTCCGTGAGAAGCTACGCAAGGAACTCATCGAGGAGCGTACAGCTGCTGCCATGGCTGTCACCACTGAAGACATTCGGATGTACACGCAGACGTTTGCAGACATGACTGAGGGTGAATTTGTCGACTTCCTGAACGGCCTCAAGGAAAAAGAAGAGGAGCGAAAGGCAGAGGAAGAGCGCAAGAAAAAGCAAGCTGAAGAAGATGCAAAGATTGCCCAACGTCTCCGTGAGGAACAAGAAGCTCGCCGTCTTGCAGAACTAGAAGCTGCCAACGCCCGAGCAGAAAGCCTCCGAGCACAGCAAGAACTTGCTAAGAAGCGCCGACAGGAGGAACAGGCAAAGGCCGAGGAGGAGCGTAAGGCGCGAATGGAAGCCCAGCGTAAGGCTGATGAAGAGCGCCGCCAAGCACTGTTGCCTGATCGCAATAAGATCCTTGAGGCCATCGCCAAGATCGATTGGGATCGCCCAGAGATGACGACAGAGGAAGGCAAGCAATTCGCTGGTGAATTGTTCGACGCACTACATAAATTCAAGCAGGCTTGGTCTGAGAAAGCCGATCAGGTACTCTAACAAAGTTGAAATGAGAGGTAAAGACTATGAACAAACTACGAGAACTATACTACTCAAAGGGTCACGTGTTATATTTCAGCTTGATAATTACGTTCATGTTGTTCAGCTCTATCTGCGCAATTGTCGATGCAATGGAGCTGTACATGCGGACGGTATCTATTATTGGGACGTTTCTCATCCCGGGTATCCTTTTAAACAAATTCTCTGATGCCTTGTCTATAGCACTTGCACGCAAAGCAGTTAAAGAATTAGAAGAAAGCGGGGAGCTTGATGAAATATTCAAGGATGGAAAAGATACTCAAGGGCGCTAAGTTCCACGTAATCTGTGACGAGTCGACAGTGAAAGTGTTCGACAAAGACGCAACGATGGTGGGTGTTGTGGACAACACAATACCCCACCTCATGAGCACAGACTACGACCGAACCTACTACCTTGACGACAAGAGGCGAGCCAAGTTGTTCGCCGCCATGTATGAATACTGTTCAACACCAATAGAATACAGGGAGATTAAAAAGTGAACTACAACACACCAAATCTAAACCAACCAACAAACGACAAGTGGGCACAATTCGATACATTGAGTGATCACTTGCGAGGCCATTGTAAACATCAAACGGAGGAAAGTATGAGCGAATATAAAAAACACATCGGCCAAGGCAACGATCTTATGATTGACCAGCTGGCATTGCCACGTGACGTGTTCAAGGGCAATACGGTAGAACCACACGACTGGGAGGCACCAGAAGCTGAAGCCGTTCAGCCTGCAATGTTTGAGATGCAAGAGGTGGTGGATGGCTTACCAGAAAGCGAGCTACAGGCATACAAAGACCAAATGCTGTCTGAGATTAGCGATCGTGAAGCCATCGTAGACGCTATCAACCGTCGGCTCGACACCGCACAGAGCAAGCAATACACAGGCGGTGTGCGCAGTGCAATCACTAAGCAGGTAAAGATGTAATGAAGCTTAGAGATTTTAAAGAGCTAGTTCGGGACGCAGGGTTTAGGGTCTTTTGTGGTCGGTATTGTGTAGATATATCCAATGGGCACACCCCATGTGCGTCAGTGTCTCTTTGCAACTACGCAGATAGCTGGGTGAATACACAATCTATTGACGATGAAGCTACCCGTGCTCAATTAATTTCTCTTGTATCAGAGTTTGCGAACACGCCTTTAGCCGATCGCTACGGAAAAGTAATCGCCAAACACAATAACGGTACATACGTCAGACAATTAACGAAAATGATACTGAGTGAGCCGGCCATTAAGGTTGAGATGACAAATGACATCAACGAAGCTAACGATGACATCTCCGCTCGTGAACGTGAATGGCTTGACGACTATTTTGGCGACAAGATCAGTTACATAGAAGAATACTAGTAACCCTCTTGTAAATACTCCTCTCTTTTGGTAAACTGAGAATGTATACCAAATAAAGAGAGGAGTATTTTAAATGGTAAAGTCATCAACTGAAGAGCCCATGAGGTATCCCCAGTTCACGAAGGCTATCAAGAACATGGGCTTCAATATAGACGTTGATCCTGAATGGATCTGTGTCACCAAGGACGAGTATCTTGGCCTGACGACAGTGCTTGGCAAGGTGAGCCGCAAAGAGCAGTATGTCGTATGGGTCACATCTAGCTTGTCTATTAATGAGAAACAACGCCGTAAACTGTGGTTCACATTGTGCCAGTTCGCTGCCACACACCCAAACGATCGTGCACACAACGTCGTTCTGAAGGCTACAATCAATGGTATTGATGTCTATATCAGAGAGTATTACCGGTCTACCCATAGCTATGTGCTCACTGATAAGTTCGTAAACGCTGATGTATTTCACACTGCTGATGCCGGTAAGATCTCAACCGACATTATGAATAGGACTGGTATATCGTTTGAGCTGGAGGGTCTACAATGACAAAGTATAAGTTCAAGGTGTATACCGATCAAAACGACTTCAAGGAGTACACAGTCTATGCTAAGGATGGGGCGGACGCTATCGGTGAGCTTGAGCATCTCCTTGGTGTCGATGGCCACGATGGCACTGCTTATTACGTATATGTATTGGAGGATTAAAAATGGAAGAACTATTTAAGTTCGTGTTCAAGATGGAAGAGGTTTTCTCTGACAAGATGACTGACCTCATGAAATTCTTGTCGGGTATCAAAGACCTTTCAGAGAATGAGGAAATGAAACGTCTCATTGATGACCTCAAGGAAAAACACGAGGCATTAGATGAGAGTCTTAATAATTTATCTGGTTATATGATGGAGTGCGGCAAGCGGGCTGACTATAAGACCCACGATGTTTTTGGGCGCAAGCTAAAATAAAAGAGAAAAACTATTGACATCTCTCTTTTGGCGTGATAGTATGGATAGTAACAAACATAAGGAATGAAAGGAGAACCGAATGTTTGAAAAGCTAACCAATATTATCACGCCATTTGCGTTGTCTCTTATTGTCATCGCTGGGCTTGCCCTCGTCGGCTACATGCCTGTTGCCGAGCGTAGTATACTAGGGTATGCGACCATCTTTGCAGCGTCGCTACTCATTGTGGCACACGTCACTAAAGAGCTTAAGAAAAAATAATTAAAACGAAGGAGGTTTAGTTCATACCTAACGTGTCCGTTACTGAACATTGTTATGCGTAAACTAACCAAAACCACAGTCCAAGTTGCTGCAGTCGTAGCCCTCACCGCAGGTATCGTAGCAATGGCGACGCCAAGTAATAATAGTAAGATCAAGTACGATAGCCAGCAGAGCGCCTCAGAGGCCGCAGGATCGTCGAAAGCTCACAAGATGGATAAGATATCATCTGAGCGGGAAAGGCTAGCCAAGGAGGCTAAGCGAAAGGCTGACGACAAGAAGAAGCGGGAAGCTGAGAAGGCCAAGCAAGAAGCCGAAGCAAAAGCTAAGGCTGAGGCAGAAGCCAAGAAGCAACTCACCTGGCAGGACAACCCACAGAAATGCGATGAAAGCAAACAATGGATTGCCGCAGACGCACCTTTCAATTGTATCAACAAACCGCAGGTACAGCCTGCTCCCGCAAAGCCAGCACAGCCTGCCGCAGCTCCTGCCCCACAACGACAGGCAGTAGCAGCTGCACCAGCTGGTTGCCAGGCTATCAGTTCGATACTACTGGCTAACGGTATCTCGGCTGGTGACCTGCCATACGCCCTGAATATCGCACAGAAAGAATCTGGTTGTAACCCAAATGCAGTCAACCCTAACGGTGGTGCATGTGCTTACTTCCAAGAGCTGCCGTGTGGTAAGTGGGGCGGGACTGGCAATATCGCTGGTCACATCCGTGGGGCTGATGCCTATGCAAAGGGCCGCTATGGCGGTTGGGCACAAGCCTGGGCTGCCTGGCAAGCTAAACGCTGGTGGTAGCCACCAATAGTAATACCCCTCCTAGTTGAGGGGTATTTTTTGTTTTCGGTGTTTGTGTCTACTAGTATTATAGCACTACTGGCCGATATGGAACACGCGTTTTAGCATGTCCATCAAGCTCTTGAGGAGGTCTCGGACTTCAGTGAGAAGCGTGGTGTCATCTGCCTTCTCTTCTTTTTTCTCTGGAGTCGTAGCCTCTTTTTCTGTTGCCTCAAGCACCTTCTGGGAAGCTTCAGCACGAGCCTTTTCCTCAGCTTGCTTCTGCTTCACAGCCTGCAACTCTTTGTACTCGGCACTGTCGTACAAGTCTTGTGCGATCATACCGTAGTTCCAGCCATTGCGGAGTTGCGAGCGGTAGTGTTCAACGCCATTGTCGTCTGCCTCACGTTCAAGGATAGTGCGGTAGAGACGCTTGATCTCGTTGGTCTCTGACTCATATGCAGCGTTTAGTTCACGAGCTTTTTCTTTGGCCTCTTCAAGGCGGCGTGCGGCCACTTCCTTGCCTTCTGCGCTGTTCATCAGGTCAGCCCGGATTTGATCCCAGTTCCAACCTGCATCGATCTGTGCAAGGTAATGGTTGCGTCCACTATCGTCCACATCACGGCCAAGGACTTGGCGGTACATGTCGTTGAGGTAGTTGATCTCAGCTGTGCGGTCACGATTTGCTGGTACGTACTCGATGTAGCTACGTACACGGTATGCCACGTATGGGCCTACACGACGTGGATCATTGATAGCTGCCACATCCGCAGAGTACACCAGGTCACCAGCAGCGTTGATCATACTACGGCGTTGGCCTGTGTTGAAGTTCTGACCAAACGATGTGCCGTCACCCATAGCGATCTCGATGTGACCGTACTGGCCGCCATCGTATGGCCATACAAGGATGTCACCACGACGGACATCACCAACACGATCAGCCAGCCCAGCGTTCACTAAGCTATCACCAAAGTCCTTGGCGTGGCCACGAGCCATGAATGGTGCAGGAATATCCTTACAGCATTCCTTCAAGAACCACTTGATCTCACTAACGCACTGGCCTGTCAGGTCACCGTCACGGCCAGTACCATCAGTGTCGGCAGGGAAAAAGATCCCAATACGTTTGCTTGCCCATTCCTGAGCGTTTTCTCCTAGCACTATTTGTCCTCCTCTTTGATGTCTTTGTATACGTGCTCAACGATGTTGTATGCATAGCTCACTGCACCTGCCCATACTGGGAACAGGCCAACTGCCTGCAAGACGCCAAGGTCAACTAGCTTTTGCTCGAGCCCTGGTGTGTTCAGTACTGCAAGGACGGCGGGGAATAATGCAATCGCTACCTGCAAGGCTGTACGAACGGCCCGACCAATACGAGTATGTTTGCTAATAAATGGTTTTAAAAGTTCCATGAGAAACCTCCTAGTTATGTTTATTAGTGGAAGAACTTATCAATTCCGTACTGCGCAAGTAGCATCATTACGAGACCGCAAGCCACGATGTAGGTGATGTTTTTGTAGAGCTTCACCTCATCGCCCTCCTTGGCCTCTTGCTTTTGCTCAACACGACTGATACGCTGTTCGAAATCTTGGTGGATGCGGTGTGCGTCTGCCATTTCATAGTCTAGTTCCTTACGCACTACTGCTGCCCCAATGTGTTTATTGATCATGTCCTTTATTTCGTTGATGTCATCACGAAGATAGCCAATGTGGATGCCAACCTCCTTGACTGTTGTGGGTACTCCACCGTTTTGATCGTCAGGCATTCTCTTACTCATTATATTTTGTATCCGATCAATTATACACTATTCACTCCACCGTGTGTACCACAATGTAGCATGGGCTGTGCCGGCTGTTTTGGTATTATATGCTAACACACGGTTGTTACCAGACAGCACAGCCAGCTTAGCCTGGAAGTACTGCAATGATGGGGCTGATGGGTTGGTGTAACCATTCGGGTAACGCTCACCGCTTGTGGTGTTCACAGCCGATTCAAAGTTGATGAGGGTGTCAATCTTATCAAAGATATCATCTTTGAATGATTGCTCTACGCCGCTACCATTCGTCTGCCATTCTAGAGTCTTCTTGTAGATAGGCTTATTGTCGTGCCAGTACTGTCCTGTGAATTGTTCAACCTTGCTGTAGTTCACGAGGCCGGGGTACATATTATGTGGGTTCAAGGCGTATAATTGGCGCAGGTCGTCAACATGAGTGACGCGAGAACTATCTGTAGTCACGCGAGCCAGCAGGCTAGTGCCAGCCACGGATGGTGGAATACCAGACTTAAGGGGCTTAGCATTGTAGTTCATTGTACCGTTCGAGTTCACATACACATATGTGTCGCGGTTTTGTTGAAACTCCTTGCTTGAGATGGCTTGTACATCAAGAAACTTACCGGTTGACGCAAAGTACTTACCTGCTGTCATAGAGGCATTAAGACCGTTGAGAGGACTCCAGATCATACCCTCGACAACAAAGTAGATCTTAGCGTCCTTACGGAACTTCTCAGCATTTGCTGCGTCCTCAAGTGATGTAGAGGGGATACGGTTGTTAGTGTCACTCATGACTGTCCAGTTCAAGCTGCCAGGCTTGATGTTCTGGAGATCCAGCTGGCCATTGAGCAATGACACAATCTGGTTGAATGGCACATTGACGTCAGAAGCGTCAATGCTTTCGCCATCGTTCGGTAGTGGTGGTGAAATTGTTGGCATTGTTTATTTTTTCCTTGCTTGTTTGGCTCTCGCCTTAAATGATTTAACGCTGGTCGACAGGTACAATTTATTGATCTTGTCGTTCCAACTATCGTCATACCCAGCCGAGTCGGCGTGGTCATGCATGAAGCTGCTGAACCGCTTGGCTATAGTCTCATTATACTCGTTAGCTCGGCGTTTTGCTTCATTTATCTTACCTTGCTGGATAAGACTTGTGACCTGCTCAGAGGCTTTCTTACGAGCGTTAGAGGCTGGGTTGTATGCATCATAGAACGCGGTAGTTGCAGCCCCTCCAGCAGCCCCAGAAAACCGCCTCGTGACAGACCTGTCCATACTACGGCCACCAGCCCACTCATCATCTGCCCCTGCCAGACGGTCAGCAGCATTCTGGATATTAGTACCAAGCTCACCGAACTGGCCTTTGATGAAGTGGTCTATATGCTTAGGAGCAACCCCAAGCTGGTTAGCTAGGGCAGAACCAAGAAGGCTCTTTTGCTTGCTTGTCTGCTCTTCTAGAGGGTTCTCAGCTAGCTTGTCGGACACAATGTCACGCCCCGTGTACATATCCTTGTTGAGAGCTGCCTCGAGAGCAGGCTTCACAGCCACAGGGACGACAGAACCAGCAGTGCTTAGGAGGTCGAACTTACCGTCCCTACTAAATTTCACGGGCCCTTGGTCACTGGCGAAGTCCATCGCCATACCAGTACCATTCTCCTTGAGAAAGTCTGATAGATCCTTACCGGTAGCGTGCTGGTATTCCATGAACTTACGCACAGGCTCTACAAATGCGCCCACACCAGCAGGCTTCTTCACCTTGATGACCCCCTCGTATGATCCGTCCTCTTTTTTATGAGCACCAGGCATCACAATAATGAAGTTATTCTGCTTTTCATATTCTGGAATATCCTTGTAGACAGCAGCCCGATCCTTGTCTGACAAGTTCCACGCAGTGGAGGCAACAGTAGGGGTACCAGCAATAGCAGCGATCTTCATAGAGGCTGATACTGGATTGTCACGCAAGGTGCGAGCCATTGCACGAGAGCCCTGGATAGATGAGTTGAAGTAGGGAATGAACGCGTTTGCCACACGGCCAATCTCACCTGCCTCATTGAAGTCGATCGAGTTCTCACGAGAAGCCACCTTAGCATGTGACAGGGCAGCAGTTTCAGACATACCATCCTTGAGAGCTTTGTTGTACGTACCACGGAAGTTCTGGATACGAGTGATGTCCTCAGTGAGGCCAACAGCGTCTTGGAACTTCTCCCATGCAGCTTTACCAGCCTTCATAGGATTGATGTACTCCGATGTCTTTACCTTAGCCCGCTTAGCCATGTTACTGATGTCCCCAAGCGCTTCTCCAGGGTTTTTGGCCATCTCCTCGAGAGAGCGACCACCCTTACCGGCGTTGTTGATCCAGTCAGATACCTGGCCGGCTGCGTCCTTTTGCTTGCGGTAAATATCAATCTCCTTACCACCACTGTTGAACTTAGCATACTGCTCAAGGATCTGTGCATCCTTCTTAGTGAGAGGCTTCCCTGCTGCCATCATAGTGGCTCGCATGAAGTTGATTGGGTTGTGGGTCGACAGAACATGCTTCGAGTTGATAGCGGATTCTACCTGGTCACCAATGAAGTTAGGGATAGCAAATCCTGGGTTCACGCCTGTTGTCCCGGCCTTGAACATTTGGTTCGTCCTACGAGCAAACTCAGTGAGAGCGTTCACATTCTGCTTGCCCCATCCATGAATAGCATGAGCAATCTCTGGTGACGTCTGAACAATATTCTTCTCCCCGTCCTTTAGGAATGAAAAGGTTGGGATGTCACCAGTAGATGGGTTGGTCTTGATGCTGTTAGCGTCCCACCAGTTCTTGCGGTTAGCTTCGTGCACTGTCTTGAGCTGGCCGTTGAGGGTCTCAATACGGTCAAGGAACGGCTGCATATTCTTATCCCGTGTGGCGATCTTACGAGACAAACGACGTAGCTCAGTGGACGACATAGAGGTAAGGACATCTGCCATCTGACGGTCAGAGAACACCCCGTTAGGGTTCTTCTTGGCAAGGTCATCAAGGTAGTCAACAGTCTCATTCATCTTACGAGTGAGCTTGTCACGGCCCTCAGCCTTCAATGCTGTGATTTCCTTACGAAGGTTGTTGGCTGCATTCTTGTTTGTCCTCAGGGTACGATTAAGCTTGGCAGCAATCTGCTTACCTTCCGCCACCTTAGTGAGTAATGCTCGCTTCTCGTTGATCATGTCAGTGGTGCGGATATACTTACCTGCACCAGTCTGACTTAGCATCTCACCAATCTCACTAGCTGCCTTATTCCTTGTGGCCTCCAGGTGAGTATTATTCACACGATCCATCATCACCTGTAGCGGTGATAACTGCTCACCCTCTGCATGTTTGTCTAGCTTCTGGAGGGTCTCAGAGCTTGATAGTGAGGCTTTACGGCTACTTGTCGCCCCGCTGTTAGGCTTCTCAGTGAGCCACTTAGGCTGCTCACGCTGCACACGGACATAGTCAAAGCCATCATTAGCTAGTTCATCGTACTTAGTCTTAGAGATGAGCCCGTTATCTAGACGGTTCTTGAGGTCATCCTTGTAGACATTAGTAAGAAGGTTGTATTCCTTCTCGTAGTTGACACCCTTGTCCTGGAGTTGTTGCCACCGCTTATTCAGGTTATCAACCTTCTCCTTACTGAAGTCCTTCTTGCCAGCATTCATCAAGTCAAACTCAGAGCGTATCTTGGCATACTCATCGAACTCTTTGGAGACCTGCTCAGAGCTACCACTACGCATACCAATCTTAGTGTCAGCGCCACTGCCACGGATACGGTGGCCCTTACCAGCAGCTGCACGATCAAGCAGGCTCTGCGAGAGAGCTTGTGCGTTAGGGTTGTTCTCAAGCCATGAAGCTGCCTGCCCCGATGACCGAGAGATATCCCCCATCAACTCACGAGCACGCATCTCATAACCTGGACTCTTGCCCATACCGGCTTCAAAGTCAGCACGACGCAGATCCTTGAGGATGTTATGCTTGTCTGTCACCCATTTCTGCATGAAGTTGTCTTTGCCTTCGACAAGCTTGCTACCAAGCTTCGTCTTGTTCAAAGCGTCTTCAGTGGCATAGCCAGCCCTCTTGATACCACGCGAGAGGAACTGATCTAGTGTGCCGATCACACCGTGTTTACTGAACTGATCAACCCCGACAGCCTTACTAAGGCCTTTACCAGCTAGCTTGTCTGCCCCACCAAGAGCCTTGCCAGCTCCTTTGAGGACGCCAGGAGCAGCAGCACCAACTGCAGCACCAACACCTGCGCCCTTCAGGACATCGTCTAACTTAGCCCCCGAACCTTTGTTCATCAGCTCATTGTTAGCACCGAAGGCTGCACCAATAGCTGCATCCTTACCGACATTCTTAGCGATTCCCTTGACGCCTTCACCACCAAGAGCCTTGAGACCTGCAGAGATACCACCCTTAGAGAAGGCAGCCTTACCGGCGGCCTTTGCGCCAGCAGAGAGGGCTTTACCACCGACACCAAAGGTAAGAGCAGAGCCAATAAGATCAGCACCAGCTGCGAGGTTTCGTACTGGGTCTGCCTTCTTCTTGGTCTCGTTCATGTACTCTTTGTATTCACGAGAGGCTCTGTCACCAAGCTTACGGATACTGTTCATACCCTCCAGGGCACGCTGTCTATCTTCCTCGTTAGTAGCTTTGTCTGCCTGCTCAGCAAGTTGCTTGATGCGTTGGTAGCGATCACGACCAGCCTTGAGCAGTTGCTCTTGACGCTTCTTCTCCTCACCTGTCGCCCAGTTCCATGTCAGGGCAGCAGAGTCAGCAATGGTACGAGCGCTCTGGGTGGCTGCATCAGAGATACCTTTAGCAACATCAGAGATGCCCTTCATCAGGTCAAAGCCACCACCCTTGCTCTTGTTGCCTTGCTGCTGGGCAGCTTTCTCAGCTTCCTTAGTCTTGGCCTTAATAGCCTCCTCACGCATCTTAGCAGCAGCGCTTGCTTCCTCTTCCTTTTTCTCCTTCTTCTTCCTCATGTATGACTGCTTCATAAATGAGTTAAAGAACTCATCAGACTGGCCAAGGGAGCGAGCACCACGGCCTCTATATGAGGAACGACCTCCACCACCGCCTGTCATTGATGAGAAAAACGGATCGCCCCCGCCAGAGGAACGCCCACCACCATAAGATCGACCACCACCAGAGGAGCGGCCACCGCCGCCCCCTCCAGTCATGGCTGAAAAGAAAGGATCATCCATCCTAATAGCCTCCTACATATACCGTTCGTAACCTTTTTTGTAGTCCTGCCAGTGGCTGTCATTAGCATACTGCCACATCTTAGAGGCAAAACCACCTGCCCCACCAAAGCGGAGACCATTGTCTGCAGCGTATGCAGCAATCTGACGCCAGGTAGTAGGTGACACCTTACCGTCACGACCTGCGTTAGCCTGGAGCATTGCACGCACCCGCTCAACAATGTTAGGAGCTGCCGCACCACCGCCACCATAACGCATAGAGGCAAGACTTGCACTAGATGCTCGACTTGCTGCGTTCTGGCTAGCTTGCCATGCACGTTGCTCACGAGCCATAGCAAGTTGTCGTTGGTAAACTTGCTCTGCTTGTTGTCGTTGAAACTCTCGCTGCTTTTCAGCCTCTGCTGCCTGGAAGGCACGAGCGGCTTCTGCTGCGTCCCAACTACGCTTAGCACTGATGTCTGACTCACGTGTGGCGAAGGCTTTGTCGTAGACGTTCTTGTCAATATCAGCCTTCTTACCGAGCAGGCTTGTCCTTGTATTAGCAATAGCAGCCTGAAGCTTAGCTAAGGCTGGAAGATATGTAGATGCGGTATATTCCGCTTGGGCATCAGGAGCGAAGCCTGAGAATAACATTCCTTTGTTCTGAGCAGACTGGGTGATCTTATTAAACGCACGATCCTTTGCTGCGCCTAATCCCTCGATCTGTGATTGCCCTGACTTTTCGTTGTTGGCGATGTCTGTGTCAATTAATTGTTTTTGAGGCTCAACCGACCTTCCGTATTCGGATACCAGTTGGTTGAGGTCTCGTACTACTGGTGCGGCCATTTGTTTATTTTTGTCCTATTTGTTTTAAATTTTGTCTAACTAGATTATATCACGCCACTGGTGGTACAACCACTGATACCTCAAAGACGAACTCCTCGTCGGCGTTTGTCCTATAGTTCTGTCTCCAGTCATTGACGACAAAGACAGAACACCTGATAGTGTCTGCAGATGACCTAGTCACTGTAGCGTAGACTGGTAGGGTCACGTCTTCACGGAAATAGCGTAGGGTGGAACATACTTGGAACTGTGTACCGTTCCTCCTGGAAGCTATACGTGATCGTACTAACCAGCCGTTACCACCAACCCTCCATTCCTGAAAGGCTGTAGCAGTGCCGTTCACTGGAATGTATGTGCCAGCTGGGAGCTTCACTATAATCTGATGGCTGTTAGTTTCCTTAGTGGTGGCAAAGTCTGTGACGATTTGAAAGTTATCTGGGTTATACATTACCGTAGATCCTATAGTGTAGACGTCGATTAATAGATGGGGCTGTGGCTGTGATCTCCAGGGTATTCACAGTGGACTCAATACCGAGGCTGTCACGGCCTCCCCCGAAGGCAGCAGAGACATGAGGCTGCATATAGCCATCGATGTCTGTCCATGCCATTACCTGAGGTCTATAGCCTAGCCTGTGCTCCACAGTGTGTCTCCATGTCCCTTGATCAGGCTGTAGGTATGGTGTGTCCACATAGCCTTGATTGATGAGCTGTGGCTGGATGTAGTCTGTATTAACCATGAAATCATCCACACCTTTATTGGTAGGAGAGAATACGTGGGTGTCCCCTACATCAGTTGGCTTGAAAGCAAACACCCTACAATACAAGGATACGTTAGCCCTATCTAGTGAGGTGATAGTCAGCTCCACTACATTCTCATTAGCCCTGACGCCAACACGAGGTGAGATGATCTCCCCAAAGGATGGCAGAGCTGCAACTGGGCCAGAGAAATATTCAAAGGCTAGGTTGAAGTTTCTATCAAATGACCAGTTACCGAACACAAGAGGCTTGAACTTGAGACCATGGGGGATGCTCACAGTGAGGGAGTACTGTCCGTTATTGCTGATCCTTAGGTCATCAATGATGAAGATAGTCTTGTCTAGTGGGTGGTCTGAGTTGAGGTTGAAGTCGTTGTACATTATTGGTCAATCAACACCTTAAGGTCTTTACCTTCCACCGATGTCCAGACACCTGGTCGACCATCACGCCCTGCCACACCAAACCGGTTGCGGTAAATACCGCTGTTTGGGTCAACAGTAGTGATACCTTTGGTGTCAATAAGGGTCATCTCCTTGCCCATATCGTTACGGAATGACTGCTGGCCTGTGGTGAAGTCCCAGGAGAATAGCAACCCCTTCTCGCCGGCCTCATCAATATCGACACCAGGTAATGAGATCTTCATACCGAAATCTCCACCTGGCCAGCCAGACTTTTGGTAGCCCATGACAAACCGCTTTGTCTGCCCGTCTGAATATGTCTGTGTCTTCAGAATAGCGTTGAGACGGTTGATGATGTCATTGATTGCTGTGATCTGCTGCTCACGTGATGCGTTAGGAGGGACTGGGTTAAGAGTCCCCCCTGATAGTGATTGTCCTAATATACCTAGGTTAGCCATTAGCGTGCCCTTCCTGATTTAATTACTGCGATATAGCCGATGAGGAATATTGGTGTCTCCACCCCTTTCTTTTCAAACCTGAACTGAGTGGACTTACCTCGGCCTGACATTGGAGCTGCCTTCTGTACGAGGGATACAGAACCCCATGTCTTACCTCCGCCCCAGGTGTCGCCCCCACCCCAGGTGCTACCTTCTGACGCCACGAGGTAATTCCTCATAGCCGGCTTGTTCTGCTCATCGATATCACGACCAATGAGCATATTGTATCGCGACTGTGAGGCTCGTAGGACTGGTCTGAAGCGTTTGATGCGGTCTTTGGCAGAACCTGACGTGTAGATCTTGTATGGTGTCCAGTACTTGAAGTCGATAGCCTTACCCATATCTGAGTAACCTCGCTCCCCTAAGAACACCCAGCCTGCTCGCGAGGAGATCTCGAGCAACTCTGTACGGTCACCAATACGAGCTGGCATAGAGCCTGCTACGGGGTGTTCAGTATCCAAGAACCATTGCTGGAACACCATATCGTACATCAGTACGCGGTCAACAAGGACAGAAGGTTTCTTAGCGTAGTGGATACGTAGCTGGTTATTGTACACACTCATAGTGGCCGTATCGAGGTCCTGGATCTTATCCAGCTCTGGCTGTACACGGTCAGAAATAAGCTGGTCAGACACACCGTTGAAGCGGTAGATCTGGTTGTCATCAGCCATGAAGTAAATGTAGTTACGATCAGCGTAGATGAGCTCCTGGCTCACCCCGCCCTTTGTACCAACTGCCTCCTTCATAGTGAAGGTGGAGATGTCATTACCAGAGAGGATGTATTTGGTCTTGGTAGTAAATACCACGAGGTTGTCCTGGAACACTGTCCAGCCAATGATGTGATCAGCAGACTTTGGATTCGGTACATAGAAAAAGTCGACAGAGCGATATGACTCAAACTCGTAAAGGCCCGAGAAATCTACTCGGTTTGGGTCTTCTTTTTTTACCCAAAACAGACGGTTCTTGTGGGCGATCACGTGGGTTGGTGTACCTGACATACCGCCAATCTTGCTAGACCTTGTACCGTCATACCACATAGCTGGAGAGAAGCCATTACACCAGATAGTCTTGTCATCGATCTGCTCAAAACGGTACTTGGTGGCTTCTGCTGGTTGGTTCTCTGCGATAGGTAAACCAGCGCCCACTCCTTCGTCTTCAGTAAGTTCAGACAGGGCATATACACCATTGTTAAAGGCTACAATAATCTTATTGTTGCCATTCTGCGGACGACGCCTCGTCCACCCTTTCACCCTGCCTTCCTCGGCGACTTCAAGGTTATATGGGAATGCTGGACCTGGTGTCCATACGTTACCTGATGTGTTCGATTTGAAGCCTCCTGTGCTGCCCGTCATGCCCTTAATGTGGTACAACCCAGTACCTTCATCTTGAACATACACTACAATCCAGTATTGAGTGCTATGCTTCAGGTAGGGAGCGTCAATAAACTTGGCTGCCACCTTAGTGTATGTGGACGTCACACGAGAGAGGGTGAAGGATGATTGGGCAATAACCTTATCAGGCTTACCCGCCTTGTCCTCTCGGATTTCCACAAGGATCTGGCCTGCTGCCCCGTCATTACGCTTGATCATCAAGGTGAGCTTGGAGGCGATAGCCTTGATACCGTAGTCATTAATCTTAAACGGCGTGGCTACCCAATTCACTTTGTCCACAGGAATGTCAGCTTTAGCATCATCAAAGTTACCATGCATAGCGTCAAATGCATTGATTGGGGTGATATAAGCCTTACAACCCTTACGTGTCGACATAGCCGGACGGTGGTCATTCTCTGTACGAGACTGCATACGACAGTTGATAGCGTACGGCGACTCGTTCTTGGGCACGGTACGAGATGATGCGATGAGGTTGATACCGCGCAGGTCGTATACCTCATCAATAGTTTGCTTGGAGGTTTTAGTGATTGGTCGCTTTTTCTTAGTGATACCTGACCGCATATCTACCTCCAGCCCATGCCGCCACGTCGGTTAGACTTCATACGAATAGGGCCAACGTGCTGCATCGCACGGGACTCGTTACGTACAAATGTGGTGATGAGGGCATCATTGTCGTCTGCCTCTTGAGCAGCTTCTTGGTAGTCCTCGTTCATCTTCATGATCTGGACTGTCGCACCATTCACCACCATCTGCTTGTAGTTGTCTGGGATGACAAGCACTGGGTTGTCGATAGTGGCAGGAGCTGGGCGTCGTACATAGTCCAAGACAAGCGTACCAGCCTCTGCAGCAGGCGCTGAGAGACGGATCTTATTGCCGTAGTAGCACCACTCACAAACGCGCTGAGGCGAGCTGTTAGTGGGGTCTGGGAACGTCTCAGAGAACACTGCGTACTCTAGCCGGTCATTCCAGATAGAGTATGACTGGTTGCCTGGAATACGCACCACTGCATTCAGGGATACCTGATGGTCTTCAGGGAGAGGAATGTCGACAGCCCCAGCGCTGAATGGAATAGCCGCGGTGGTCTCCATGAAGGCGATGCGGTTGTTGTTGAGGACTTCAGCGATGAATGAGTTAATGGCTTGATCGATGTTGTCGCCATCGTACTCGAGGTCATCGAGCTTCTTTCTCACTAATTGTCTTACTTCTTGTAATGTCATATTTGTTTCCTATATTAGTACTAGGTATATTCTATCATATAGAAAACACCCTGATGTGGGGTCAGGGTGTTTCGCATCGATGCACTACCATAGTAGCAAAGGTTTATTAGAGTGTCAACCAAGGGCTACGATAGCTTCCATGGCCCTGAACTGTCGACAAGCCAGAGAAGGCTTGTGTCGGCAAAGATAGTGACATAATCACCGACTTGTGCTCCGTCCTCTGGAGAGATAGACAGGGTGGTAGGAGAGCCCCAGTTGTCATAACCAACAAACTTCGCAGGCGCGGTACATTTGATGGTTACACTGTTAGGGTTAATCGCACCAGCAGGGCCTCCGTCTACTACAGGTTGGCCGCCAACACGGATGATATAGCTACGGCCATTCTGGAGGTTACCTCCTGACACGTTGAGAACCGCATTTGGGCCAACTGCATTGAGCACTTGTCCATGCTTGCGAGTCGGGAGTGCCTGGTTGCCAGACAAGTCTGCCATGTTGACGTTCAATTCTTGAGAATAGGGGGCGCTCATAATGCCCCCCCTAGAACCGTTCCCAGTCGCCGACTGCTTCGACAACCTGCCAGTAGTCTGCACTGCTGCGGGTGATCTTGATATAGTCACCAATGAAGGCGTCCTCTTTCTTGAGGCGGATTTTCTTGGTACCAGTACCACCGTCAAGGCCAAGGAATGGGCCATCAAGGATGATGCCCACTGGGTTACGTGCACCTAACGGGTTACCTGGGGTCACTAGAGAGCCGGTGTTACGAATTGTAAAGGTCATCCCGGCGTGGGTGAAACTTGGAGTTTTCAAGGTGATGTCGCTACCATCGCCTTCGACACTGAGCACACTGTTCTTGTACTGATCCAATGTGATATTTTGATCGACTGGCATAGCCCGCACACGAGCGGTCTCATCAATCGGGATTTTGTAGTTATCCATGGCTACTTAACCTCCTTGTTTTCTTGGTTCTCGGCAGCCTCGTCTGTCTCAGGTTTAGCCTCATC